TGTAGGCATGTCTATGGAGGGAACCGTCTTCATGTAGTTCTGATGAGACCACGATATAAGTGGGTCCGAGTTTTGACAAGAAGGCCATGAGTCCTTGAAGGGGAACGTCGCATTGGGGGTAAGTGAGGAAGACATTTTTGGTTTTAAGTTGGAATTGTGTAGTAGTAGAAGTAGTAGAAGTAGTATGTGGTTTTCCAATAGCATTCATATAAGAAAACCGAGTGAGAAGTTGGCTTTCTTATATACACCAACTCATTCACAATAGATACAGGGGTAGAGACAGGGGTAAAAAACAAAAAATAGGGACATCGAAGGCGAGCGAAGCGTCAGCGTAGCTTAGAAGCCTGAGAATTAGTTAGGGTTGTCCGTAGGGTTATTTTTTGTTTTGGGACTGCCTATAAATAATATTACTATAGGCAGTCCCAGTCCCACCCCTGTACAAAACTGCGCCACCGCCAAAACAAAAATAAACAAACATGCCAAGTACACGTAGTATGGCCAAGAACAATCGATTTTACAGTCCTACGAGCCAAATCATGAGAAACGCTTTGAAATTCGCTTATAAAGGATATCAAGCGTATGCTAAAAGCCGACAGGACAAAAAAACTGAAAAAAAGAAGAGTAGGTACAATATAACGACCTATGCTACTTTAGGTGGTCGTTATGGTCCTAAACGTTTTAAAAAGAATACCTCCAAGTCTTATAAGAAAGCGAAACAGCTGAATTTAACCGACGGTTATAGTGGTTGTTTCGAAACTAGTGGCAATTTTTCTGAAGTCGGACAAAGTATTATAATTGGGCACACTACACATCCATTATGGGAATTAGTGAAAAGCACAATTTGCAATATGTATGCCCAATTGTTTAATAGAATACACAGACCAGTGCAGAGATGGTCTGATACGCATAGCCAACCTAATACTTGGGGTATTAATTTTCAGTATACGGATGATTTGGGTAATGAACGTACAGTACAAGCTTATTTCGGAGCATTTCCGGAAACTCATTATGATTATTGTTCTCGATTGTTGAATGCAATTGTTACTGAAATGTTAGTACATCCATGTTCTGGAGGTAGTATCAATTTAATGCAATTCTTTACATCTGCAGGAGTTCAATTAGAAGGAGCATTGCTCCTTCGTGGTGCTATGGTTACATCAATGGGTAAGTCATCTTTGAAGGTTCAAAATAGAACCGTTGCTGCTGTAGGAGATGATGAAGCAGATGTTAACAATCAACCACTTACTGGAAGAATTTATGAAAGAGAAGGTGGATTTATCCAATTTAGAGACAAACAAAACCAACTGAAAAGTAATTCTTCTCATGGAAGAATATTGGAATTTTCTTCTAGTATTAATTGGCTACAGGAACCTGTGGATAATTATGTTGTGTCTGGGAAAGGATCATCAGTTCCTATCAGACTTGATCCTGGAAAAATTAAAACTAGTACTTTAACTAAAGTTATAAAAATATCTTTGGATAGACTCTTTAATGAGTTATCAAAGATAGCAGACCAATTCACAGGTCAGTTTGGCAATACTGCTGTAGCCAACATATATGGTCGTACTCGATTTATGCAAATGGAACGAGTAATTGATGTAGGAGAAGTTCCTATTATAGGAGCATATGAAATTGACAGCAAGTTATATACTAAAGTTAATTGTCGAAAATATCGTATTAATCGATATTATCAAAATTATAAATATTAGTTTATTAATAAATTAGATAGTTCTTTCAATAACAGGAATAACTCTATTGAGATCATATTCTTGACAGCGAATTAAAATTATTCTTCTTGCAATTGCAGGATGTTCAATATCTAGAGGCATTTCATTGCAAGTAAAGTATTTGAGAACATTAGCTGGAATATGAGCAACACGATGACGGCAGTGAATGGCACGAGGGTTATCAGAGTCACAAATAGCAATTTGATTAGTAATAGGAGTATGAGCGAAAGAAACGTCATCAAAAATAATTGATTTATGATATCCGGCTTTAAATTCTTTTAATATATCAATATGATTGACAAAAAGACATGGTTTGGGAGCCCATAGTTTAGCTATATTGGTTTTACCAATACCAGAAGCACCAACCATAACAATAGGTCTGTAGTCAGTGTTTAAAGTAGGTTGTATATTCATTAATAAACGTTTAAATCGTGGATCCATAATACGGGATAGACCTTCATCAGATGTGATGGTATTAACATCAACATGTCTAACAGCTGTCCATATATCTTTGGCATATTGGACCTTGTTTACTGAGGCCCAGCAGAGGAATTGTGCGAAGTCATATTCTTTGGCTTTGGACATGATCTCGTTTTCGGAAAGAGATTCTTTTTTACCGGCTTTAGACTGATCCAGCCATACCCCGTTCTCCAGAAAGTCTCCCCCTTTCTTGACATAGGAAAGCACCGCGGATGGATTCCGCGCACCTTGGATATTTGGATGGAACCCGTTGAAGTCGAAATATCTCTTGTCTCTAGTACGAATGGGTTTGTCAAATTGCATGTAGGCATGTCTATGGAGGGAACCGTCTTCATGTAGTTCTGATGAGACCACGATATAAGTGGGTCCGAGTTTTGACAAGAAGGCCATGAGTCCTTGAAGGGGAACGTCGCATTGGGGGTA